CCCTCAAAGGTCTGTGATACAGCGGTACCCTCAAAGGTTTGTGATACAGCGGTACCCTCAAAGGTCTGTGATACAGCAGTACCCTCAAAGGTTTCATTAACAGCACTACCACTAAAGTTTTCATTAACAGCAGAACCACTAAAGTTTTCATTAACAGCAGAACCACTAAAGTTTTCTGGTATTAGTGGACCTTCAAAATTTAAAAAATCCGCCATTAGAATATTCTCATGTTTTGTATGATAAGTTCAATCATCAGGGAAATTCCACAGTCCAAGATTGTGAGGCGGTTGAGGCCAGATTAAGAACTGTAAAGGCGTCCGAATTATCACCGTTACCTAAAGGCGGTTCAAAACCACTGTTTACATTGCCGCTGGCCCATTCCCACTGAGTTCCCGTAAGACCGGTTCCACCAAAGGTGTAAAGGTTTTTTCCTAATCCAGAACCTTGAGTATGAACAGCATTAGCAGTAGTTAAGGTATTGGTCCAGCCGCCGGAGCCAGCGATTACAATATTAGTAAAGGCATTTTGAGCATGAGTTCCGGCTAATACTAAAACACATCTATGTTTACGATTTTTTGCGGGGCCAATAAAATATGATTGACTATAAAAAGTTAAAACATTACCTAGTGATGACCAAGGATTGCTGGTTAGAGTTCCTGTACTACTAATAGTAATGGTAGAACCAGATTGTGCAGTAAAAAATCCACCTGCCGCTGGATAGTTTGTCGTATTAACGTTGTTGTTTATCGCCGAGCCTTTTGGGTTCACTGTCCCTGTTACAATCAAGGGCCCAGAAGGACCAACATATGTTCTTTGATAATTTCCAGTAAACGTTGGAGTATAAGATCCGGTGAACGTTGGAGTATAAGATCCGGTGAACGTTGGAGTATAAGATCCGGTGAACGTTGGTGTGTAAGATCCTGTAAACGTTGGTGTGTAAGATCCTGTAAACGTTGGTGTGTAAGATCCTGTAAACGTTGGAGTATAAGATCCAGTGAACGTTGGAGTATAAGATCCAGTGAACGTTGGAGTATAAGATCCAGTGAACGTTGCTGTGTAAGGATTACCATCATCAAAGGTTTCCGATGCAGCAGTACCTTCAAAAGTCTGTGATGCAGCAGTACCATCAAAGGTTTGAGAATCAGCAGTACCTTCAAAGGTTTGAGATGCAGCAGTACCTTCAAAGGTTTGAGAATCAGCAGTACCTTCAAAGGTTTGTGATACAGCAGAACCTTCAAAGGTTTGAGAATCAGCAGTACCTTCAAAGGTTTGTGATACAGCGGTACCATCAAAGGTTTCCGATGCAGCAGTACCTTCAAAGGTTTGTGATACAGGAATGCCTTGATAAGGAACAGATACTGGAGTTCCTTCAAAGGTTCCTGTATATTGACCAGTGAATGTTACTGCATAGCCGCCTTGATAACTGCCCTCATATTGCCCATCAAAAGTTGCAGTGTAACTGCCAATATAGTCAGGTTCATATTGCCCATCAAAGGTTGCAGTGTAACTACCAATATAGTCTGGTTCATATTGTCCATCAAAAGTTGCAGCGTAACTGCCTTGATAACTGCCTTCATAATCACCATCAAAGGTTGCAGCATAGTCACCATCAAAACTGCCTTCATAATCACCATCAAAGGTTGCAGCATAGTCACCATCAAAACTTGATTGATATTCACCAGAGTAAATAGTTTCATAATCGGTAGAATATGGTCCTGCGTATATGCCTTCAAACGATGCTTCATATAAAGCGCCCTGATATTCACCATCGTAAGGTTCTATATCAATTACACCCGTATATGACGTTTGATAGAATTCACTGTCCGTAATACCTTCAAAATCCGTGCTGTAAGTGCCCTCATATTCGTGTTCATATTCTTGTTCATAATCAGTTAAATAATCAGTTTCATAACCACCCTGATACGTGCTTATATAAGTACCTTCATATGGTTCAGAAAACTCGTTTAGATATTGTGTATCATAAGATGATTCATAATCGGTCGCATAATCTGTGGTATAAGTAGATTGATATTCTGTTTCGTAATCAAGTATGCCAAGAAAACTAGCCTCATAATCCGTTGCATACGTCGATACGGATTCATAACCTTCATTTACATTATAAGAAACTCTGGTGTCCAGTGCTACACCTCTAGCAATCCAAGTGCCTTCATCAGTGGGTGGACCTTGTTCACTAGATCTTAATTGATAACGACCAATCCCTGACTCAATAATAATACGTTTGGCTCTTTCGCCAAATGTAAACTTCACTTGATCTTCGGTCATTTCCTGAAGACCATCAAAATTATTATTATCGCGTCTAACCATTAAAGGTTTATAAGGTGTTGGATGAAATTCAGATTTTCTATTCCAAATACTGTATCCAATTGCAGTGCCATCATAACGAGTGTCAACAAATATGTTTGGTAAAGAGACCTGCCAATCTGAACCCGGCGATTCTGAAGCTAAACGATAAGTGCCCGAACGTTCATGTGACATTATATTAGATACTATTCTTTGACACATAGCGTCAAGTTCAAGATCGTTTGTTTCTTTTAATCCTCTACGCCATCTATCATAAAATATAGGATATCTTCTATCATCACCTTCTTCCTGCACTACGTCTATAGAGTTTTGATAAACCGAAGATTCAATTTCAGATATTCCGGGAGTGTCTGAACGTTCTACCCGTATAAAAGAGGTAAAAAAATCTGATGCAGTAGAGACTGCATTATCGGTATCTGTAACTGTTGTAGAAAATTCAAAAGTCATATAACCAATATCAGTAAATGCTATATCGTATGTTGCCGAATACTGCCCTTGGAGTTTAGTGGACGAAGAAGAAAAGTCTTCCCACGAAACTGTTATTCCTTCCGCATTAACTCCGGTAGTTTCTATAAACCCAGCAACGGGATTAATAACAGTCGAGTTAATAACATAGTTATTAGATGCTTGACCAATGGTCATAGATGTTTGAATTTCTTCGAAACCATTACCAGCGTTTGTTGCATCAATAAGAACGGTAATACTAACAGTATCGTCAACGTAGACTAATGAAGGTAAATTGACGGGGTTTTCGTACTCAAGCGTATTGGTTCCATTAGAAGGAACAGATGTTGCATTTACATTATACACACGAGAATGGGTTCTAGGTCCTTCGCTGGGTTCAGAAGGATTTATTACAGTATCAACGTAAGTGCCTACATTTAAAGTAGTGGCACTAGAATTGTTGGTTAAAGTAGTAGGATCGCCTTCGACCATCTCACTGAGATGTTTTCCCGCCACATAAGCTAAATAATCTTCNTCAGTTAACGTAAACTGTTTAACTGCACCAGCATTCTCGATAGAGTTGGCAAATCGGATTGGTCTAAATGACATTTATAAAACTTCATATGATATGGTTTTATTTATATAAGTTTTTTAGTTATCAGTTCCAATGCGTTTTTTATTTCGGATATGTCAGATTCCAAAGAATACAGTCTAGCATTTAGCATTGTTTCGTCCTGACGTTTTTCTAAACGTAGTTTTTTGGCAATTCGGGCCCGCTCGATTTTATCCATATCGACGTTTAATATAGCATTAGTCTTTTGATCACGAACTAAGCCCGGATAGCCTTGTACTTCAATAAAATCGTCCATAATTAAACTGCAAAGAATCTAGTCACAATACCTTGTTTACTTTCCATAGTTAATCTAGGCGCACGATCAATACCAGTCATGACAAATTTAGTCTGAGCTTGTTGGAAAGGTGGTAGTGTGCCATTTTTGCCGCCAGGTAACCAATGTGCTTCTACTGAACTAGTAGAATTTGCAATTGAGTTTTCGGGTGGTTGATAAACCCACGAAACTTCACTAATATTCTGATCAGCCGTAGCAGTTCTATAATACAGATCTACGTTTGAACCTGGAGGTGTCGTAACTTCGGCTTTAACGTCAATCGATACCGCAGGAACTTCAAGGGTTACTGGTGTAGTGATGTGTTTAGATCCTGCTGTTCCACCACTAGCGGCGGTTTCTGATACCGGATTAAGTGAGGTGTTACCATCGTCGAAACATTCTCCAATTAAAGTAAGAGATGTTCTTTGAAGATCTATGATAGGTGAAATATAATCATTAGAAGTTTTTAAATCAACCTTTACATAAACTGATGCGTTTGATCCTGGAGTTGTACTACCTAGACCACTAGTTCCATCTATTTTTGCAGAATTAAAAATAGCTCTTGGTTGATCAAATTCAATATTTTGATCAGGAGTTATTTTTTCAAACTTAGCATCGATCATTGAACCCGCTTGATTATTAGGTCGGAATCTTACAGTTGTTGTATCTGATATGTGATTGCCTGTAAGAAATTTAGCAGAATAGTCAACAGAAGAAAAGTTTGGTATGATAGATTCGATGTTAGGATTTGCAACATCAAAAATTGCATTTCTTCTTGATAGAACCTCATCGCCGCCACCACTAATATCTTTAGTTGGATTTATACCAGTAATTTGAATTCTATATCCTTCTAGATCCACTGCCTCGACTGTGTGTGCTGTATTTAAAGTGGCTGAAGAAACATTGTCAACAGTCGTACATCCCGATAATGTGGTGACATCTCCAACAGATAAACCATGACAAGGCGCATTGACATAAACAAGGTCAGATCCGGAATAAAGTCTGATTGGATTTTTTTCTAACAGTAAAGCAGACAATGGTGCATTTTTCAACATAAGAGTGCCACCCGAAAGATCGAATTTAGCCCGAGTGAGTTTCATCATCAGATCTTGATTCATCGATTCTAACCAGACAACTCCGTTCTGTGGTAAGAAGAGTGTGCCGTTACCCTCTTGAGTGGTGACCAAACGACCCGCAGAACCCAACACGCTTTCTTTAGTTTTTGCACTATATATTTCATATTCATCTGATACTGATGATACAACAATAGCGTAATTAGTCCACGGTTGCAAAAATATAGGTTCTTCAAATGTAAATAATGTTTCGAAATCTTCTTGAATTGTATTCAACGTAACTACTTCATTTACCTCAGGCGTTTTCACATCACTCGGATTTAAAAATACGTGTGAATCAGGTACAATGTCTGTACTAGAAGGTTTACCATTCACAACAGGTCTTAGATGAATTGATACTGGCAATCCTTGGGTGGACTTCGTTTTAAAATACAATGAAACTGTAGTCAACACAAGACCAAATTGATTATCAACATAGAAGGTTTGAGCAAGCGGATTCTGCGGAGTCGGAACAATAGAAGTGCTTCCTAAAGGATATTGTTTATTGTTAACACTAATGTAATCAGACAGAACTTGAGACAATTCACCATTATTTGATAACGTTTGTAACTGAGTATTGTTCAAGAAACTTGTTCCTGGACCATATTTACCTGCTAACTGCGCTTCAAATATACCAGTATAACCACCACTTAATGATACACCATTCAAAGCGGATTGCAATTCGATAGGAGAGTATGTAGAGGGATGCCCGGCAAATCCTAATCCTAATGGTGAAACTGTTTTATAGCCTCTAGTAGTTAAAATATTATTTGATTTGTTATTTAATGCGCCAACAACGCTGTAGTAACCAAACGCTTTACTTTTTGCTTTTGCCCAATCGTTTACATTAATGTCTAAAAGTTTAAACTCACGAACACCTGATCTAAATCTGAGATACTCTGTTTTGATTTTAGACTTTCTTAATTTCTTAGAAATATAATATAGAGGTTTCCTATTTGGAATGTAAAACGATCCAATAATTTCTCCATTATCGTCTGATTGGAGTTCTGTTGATCCGTCTGGATGTGCACTATATTGTGCACCTTGATTTCCAATATCGTCGGTTCTATCTGAGAAAGGAACAAACGTGGTTTCTTCTCTACACCAATCAGTTACTATCTTACCATCAAAGAACGGAGTAAATTTAGTATTAGGTGTTAATCCTTTAGCGTGAAAATATATTTTTCTAGAACGAATCCAAGGAATCAAAGCCAGATCAATAGTACGATGACCGATCCTCATTCTTAAAGTATCACTAGCAACTACTCGTCTAACAAATCCGGCAGCTTTTTTCGAAGATCTAGATGACGTATAGAAGTCATTAAATACCTGTGAAGCTCTGCTACGAATTCCGTTTGCAAGTCTGGATTTATCGCCAGCACTGACCCAAAGATCATCGTCATTACGCCCCTTCCAATTCCATTGCCAATTATTCCACAAAAAGGCTTGTTTAGAATCTAACCTAGAAGTGCCTTGTATCGCTTTAATTGCTTCGCTTTTACAATCTTTCCATTCGTCCGTTGAAGGTGACATTTTAATAACGCCGACATTATCCACCATGCCGAATGGATTAATTTTAATTGAACGAGAAGCAAGATCCTGAAATTTCCATTCGTCAGAATCAAATTGTAAATAGACATTATCGCCTCGTTTAACTATATTACTAGTACCATAGTCGGTTTCGCAAATTAAACGAATGTTATCTTCATCGGCTTTAGGTCGAATCAACTTATTCTCAGGATCAAGAGCAGCTGAATAGTCTCCATCATCTGTGGCAGCACCAGATTGATCATCACCATTATCGACAATCAAACCAGCATCTGGGCGTTCTACACCGTCACTATCTAATCCTGGTGTATGAAAAGCTCTGAGTTCTGCGAGATTAAGTTCTGTGTATTCTCTAAGTTCATCAATTTTGTTGTCCAACTTTCCAATATCAGACATAGTATACAATTTATGTTCGATCGGTTTGACTTGAACATCGTTTTGATCAATAGTGTTAGCATTCATTAAAATTTGATACAATTCTAAAGCGTTGTCGGGTGTTTTCTTTAATTGAGGATCTCTAGATTGTTGACCCATTAATATCTGAATATCACCTTCCTGAGTGACAAGCAACTTGTCTGCTCTAGGCAAGTAGTATGAAATATCAGCATTAATTGATGTGCCGTTTCTTGGCAGATACGAAATTTTTGTGAAAGCGCCGGCAGCATCTTTGTCGGGTCTAAAATCCAGATAGTTTCGTAGACTTACTATAGTGCCATCTTGTAAAGTGTGTTCTGGAATATCCGCATATGATGCATAACTTGATGCAGCAAAAAAGTCACCAGTACTGTGAGCGTAATATTTAAATGCAACGTATACTCTTAAAGGATCAGATTCACCACCTTTCAATAATAGTTTACTGTTTGCATAATAATTATCTCGTTGACCATCATCCAGAATAAATCTTTCTGAACAATCTGCACCTGTAGTATTATCAGCTCCACCGCCAGCAGCAACGATTCTGATTTCGTCTATCTCATACACATCTGGTACACCCAGATCAACTTCACCCGTGACAACATCAGCATAATAGGAACCTACACTTGTAGTTAAAGCTTTGCTTTTCAATGTAAAGGCGCTGCCAGTGGCGGTTTGTGATGTTTTGATATAATAAGATATACGATATTGTTTAGTATCAATCAAACCACTGATCGTTGCCTGTTGTGGATTAGTTATATCAACCGTAGGTACAGTTACAGCAGTATTATCCGTGATATTGTAAATTAACCATTGACTCGTATCCGTATATGAATCGCCAGTAAGAGTATCAAGAGTTAAGGTAGTACCACTAGCCGTTTTGATTGCAGTTCTTTGTGTTGTTATGATAACATTGTCTAAAGATGATAATCTAGGTCTTGAGGTTGGAAACAAAAGATCGTTGTCGGTTGTTCCTAACAAACTTGCCGCGCTGCCCGTTGAGTTAGTTATAACATACTTTCCATTATCAATTGATTTCGCGGTCGCAAAATCTTGTCCTGCGTCCATAACAACATCAAACAAGTACAATTTATAACCTGATCCTGAAGGTTCAATTCCTCGTATTCTACATTCACCAATTTTAGACGAACCACCGAGGTCTGAAGCGATTTCTAAAGATCCATAAGTGAGGTCAGGTAAGTCTGTTGCAGTGTCAAGTAAAACGTAGTTACCGTATATTACAGGAACAACATCGCTATTAACAACTTCGGTCGATTGTGATTTTGGTACGATTAGTTCAATAGGTGAAGGATTTTCTACACGATATCCATTGACATATGCAATACCGGACGATACGGTAAGACTTAAATTACTTGCATCATCAGCAGAATCAAAAGCTATAGTAAAAGGTTTAACAATATAATCGCCAGACTCTTCGTTTGTTCTTAAAGCAAGGACATCATTAATTTTGTTATAATCATCTAAAACATCAACCTTTTCCACAATTTTAGAATTTTGAATTTTAGCTACAAAGACGAACGTATCATCGGAAGTGATTGAAGTTTTCTCAACCAGTTCTAATCTAATTCTGTATCTGTCAGCACCAGGCGAGGCATTATTAATAATACCGCCACTATTATCATATAAATCAGTAGTATCATTTACTGATACTACTTCTTGAATAACTTTATATCCTATCGTAGTATTAGCAGTTTGACTAAATTTAGACAGAATTAAATTTTGTGGTGTTGCACGTACAAATCTACCTAATACAAAAAAGTCACCACCCGCAACATCTACTCTAGTACCTCTGCCTACGGGAGACGTTGCTCCATTTTGTCCTGTATCCCACACTGTTAACCCAAAGCCAGGAGCCGTTATATTGTCGGAAGGTGAGAATGAAGGCGATTCTCCGGAGGCAACGTTGGCACCGCCATCAATATAACTAACGTACAATGTATTAGGATTAGAAACAGTGCTATTAAGAACCGATATCACTTTAGCTTTAACACCGTTATCATTAGTAAATATAGTTCCCACAGGAATATCACTGAAGACCCCGTTTACAATTGTAGCGATTTGGACATAATCGTAAAAAGAGTTTATTCCAACACCACCAAATGACACTGCGGAACCCTCTTTGAAAATATTTCCACCAAACCGTCCCATCTCTTGATAGATCATAGTTTGCAGTTGAGTCAATTCTCTAGCTTGTAAGGCTCTACCAGAATTAAATAAAATTTGATGATAGTTATCAGAATCCTGATAATCATCGTTATATAAACCCGATAAAGTGGTAGTAGTAAATGTTGTTGGCATTAGTTTTGTCCTAACTGAATAACGATTCTTATGTCTTCGGTTTGATTATCTGCACGATCTATTGCGGTATCTAGATTATTTATATATAAAACGTCACCCGAATATATGTCAAAATCGGGTAATTGAAAGCTAACAACTGAGGCCGTTGTCTGGTTTTGATTAAAGTTTTTTATAGAAGTATCCGCTGAAGTGAATGGAACATGCCCGGTTTCATCATCTTGATAGTAATAAAGTTTATTGGGGGTAGATATAGTATCGTGGTGAAAAACTCTTCCAAACACGTTTTCTCCTGCATTGGAAATTAATTCGTCCTCTGTAAAGACTGTGCCACCACCACCATTAACTGTAATCTCAATATGTTTCATCCCATTGCCTGTATTTGAGACGAAAGGAGTAATACCATCAGTTTGTTTAATATCACGTAAAAGTGCAACTTGTGCAAAATCATTATGCGCCAAAATTTCATTGAATTCATTACCTGCAAAATCTGCTTGAACCATTAGAGATTCCGCTTTCAAAGTTACAACAGGATTGGCATTAAGNCCTTCTNTNGGTCCAAGAATTGGTCGTAAGACAGATCCTCCAGTAGCAGTCTGAGCAGATGCGTGAGTATATCCACGGCCATGCCCACTATAGACACCAACCTGCCGTGTGAATCCTGTTGGGTCGGCAATATCATCTAAAGGAATAGCCGAATCAATATTAATCTTAACAATTTTCCCATCATTAATTTCGCAAGAGAAAGCAGCGAATTCACCATCACCTCCAATTATAATAGTAGGAGCTTCTGTATAACCATATCCACCACTATCAATGGCAATGTTAATTATTTCACCTGCGATTGCAGAATCTTGTAAGTTACGTTGAGTGCTCTCTTCCGAAATTGCTAGAAAGTCTGAACGATCTGTAATGTGTTTCACAGGCATCCAATTTGCCGTTTTGAAATTAGCTATAGCCAAGTTACTCAAAACACCAATCTGCCTCCAGTAATAATCATCTGACGTTTTAAATGTTCTGCCGGGTGAACCAGGTAAAGATAAACTCGATGTTGGTTCAACTGTTGAAATTACACTTTGCCCGCCTGCTAATTTTTTTTGTTGAATACAAATAAACACTTCGTTGAGTGAGTTTAAAACATAAAACTGTGTTACTTGATCTGTAGCACCCAGTGTTAAACCATCGTCATATTCTTGCCAAATAATATTTGGTGTCCAATTTATTAAAGGAACAACGAAAGAATTGGATGATAACGTTTTAACAGACTGTAGAGTATGACGCATCTCGGATTGATAATGGATAGATTTAATATCGAGCGGTGATGTTAAAGAAAAAGGAGTATTCTTTGCAATACCTATAAAATATTCTACACCATCACTATCAAGATCTTTCTTGAATTGGTCTAACATTGTTCTATTAAAACTTCTTGTCGTAGATGATGCCATTTTATTTCTCTTTCAATCCTTTGTTTATAGTGAATCGGTAATAATTGCCGTTGTCGTAGATGCTGTTGCATCGAAATTTAAAACGTTATTACGCAAAGCATTAACTGTGGATTCGTTTGCGGGAACAGCAGTGATTTTAATATTTGCATTGTTCGATAATAGGGAACCAGTAAAAGAACTTAATGTTATTGTCCCTGTTGACGCATTATATTCTCCGACATTATCTGATATATTTTTACCTGTACTAATATCTATAATTTCTATAACAGAAGATCCTAATCGATTACGAAAAGTTCCAACTTTACCCGAGATATTAAAACTATCACTAGTAATAGAATGTGAAGTGGTATTAGATGTTTCAATACTAGAAGGAAATTGTATCGTATAATTTGAAATACCGACACTAGGAATAAATCTATATTGCATTCTAACATTAGCCCGAGATGAAAGAATAGAAGGATCAGCATCATCAATTAATGTTAAAAGATTGGATCTTCTAAATGATTTATCAAAACCACCTAACTGTGCATCAAAGTAATTGATAACAGTGTCTTTGACAATCTGTTCAATTGCTGTTTGAGATGAACTTGTTAAATTAGGATTCCATTGAAACTTGGTATCTACTACCAAATATGTTGTATTAGGATCAGTGAAGCTGATACTAAAGGAAGCCACCGATAGATTTTTTGCGAGTGATATAATATCTTTTTTTGTTTGTTCTATGATATCGGCATTTTCAGTATTAAAAACAATAGATAAGAACACAGTACCATACTGAGGAGGAACGTTATCTTCTCCACCCCACGATTTAATGTCGCTAATTACATTAGAAAATTTCCTTAGAACTAAAGAACTATAATCTGAGGCGGTAACCATTCTATTCTGTGTCGCATACAAATAAGGCGCATTTTTTCTAATAGAAGATATAGGTTCTTTTTCTTGCCCTGCCATGGAACCCGTGACAGTAACTACATTTAATGTTAGATTGTTACCTTCTCCATCAGTAACAGTATCTACAGGAATAAAAGTTCTTCCTCCATTGGCATTAGGTCCAGCAACAGCATCGTAGATAACTTCAATTTTATTACCCGCTGATGGAAACTTTCCTAATCTAGCACCATTGCCAAATGTCAACTCATATTGACCATTAGGTGTTTCTTTGACAACAAAAATTCTAGAATCTTGGCCAATACTAACAACATCACTAATTTCAGTATACACATCATAAAAAGTAGTAGAAGGATCAGCGTAAACTCTAACCTGAACAGTTTGTAGATCTAAGTTTTGAGTTGGAATAATATAAGATTCGTTTTCTCCTGCGGGCCCAGCAACAAAAAGTTTGCGTTGTTCAATACCCTCATAAATGGCTATGTTTTGATTTTCCCCAAGTTGAAAGTAATATTGATTAGAACCATTGTTAGTTGCGATTAAAGTTTCTCGTGTTTTAAATGTATATGATTTATTATTAATCGTAGAACTAAATTTAAATCCAGAAGGCAAAACCATAGATGTTGGTATAAATGGATTAACAACATATAAATTGGTTATAGCACAAGACGCAGTTTTAGATCTAACACTGTAACCTAATGATCCAGCAAGACTTACCAAAGAAGATCGAAGTTGTGCAGTTGGAAGAAAAGATTCGTTTAATGCAAAATTTGCTAATAACGAATTGTAATGAGTATTATAAGCCAACACATCCAAAATGCTTGAAAGCCCAGATGCTTCGAAATTATAATCGGCAAATTCAGGCGTTTGAGCTAGAAAAGTTTTAAGATTATTTTTAATATTGTCAAAATCTAACTCAGTAGATTTTATAGCCGTTGCCATTTAATTTCTCCTGTTACGCTGTTATCAACGCTATGTCTAAATAAATTTCAGCATCATCATCGTAAGATATAAAACCACCTGCTTCGGTTATCAAATTATCTAGATTTTCACTTACAATACGATCGCCCGTGAACTCTAGTTCTGGTGGAGCCGGATTAAAAGGAGGATCACAGATCTCTGAACCACCTAATACCAACTGCAATACATCTATAATACCAGTATTAACAACACGAAATTCTATTAACACTTTTATTTTATTGTAATCTGGTTGAGAAATTACTTTTAATTTTAAAATTTTAACTCGTGGTTCATAACGAGTAACCGTATTTTTAATTCGTGATGCTATTTCATTACCAGTATCAGCATCAGCAAGTTCAAACAAAAGACCCGACAAGTTAGCACCGTATGCTGGACGATAAGGCTTTTCAAAACGGTTCGTTAACAGTAGATTTTTTAATGCCTGTTTTACAGAAGCCGCATCAGTTTTTCTAAACACATCTCCATCAGTCGCAGTTCTAGCACCAAAGGTTAGATCTATATCAGAGTACGGTCGGATCTTGGTGACCCGAGGGCTCGATGATAAATTACCGTCTTCTTGATTAATTGCCATTAATAAACCATTTTTCTTTTATTTATACTAATCAGGTAAGATTTCTAGAAATTCGTTCTTAGTTTGCAACACACCATTATATTTTGTTTCAATATCATATTTATAACTTACTTCAAAAGTCACTGGGACAACGGGTGTTTCTACAACGATTTGAGATGTAAGATCTCCGTTTGGATCAAACGTGTCGTAATCTAACGTTATCTTATCATAGTTGATATAATCTTTCCAATATACCGCGAGATCGAATGTTTTTCTTGGATCAGTTTTACCTGCACGATCCACTAGTTGATATACAACCGCTTGTCCTGTTCTTCTCAATTTAAGAATGTCGCCAGGTCTTTCACCGATGTAATTTCCCGAAGGATCAAACGCGGGATTAGGTTCGTAGATACCTTCTGAAACTATCAGTCGATGTTGTGCGTACTCTTGGTTGCTTACCACAGTCTGCATAATTTGTGCATGAAGCACAAGATTTCTTGCTATCTGATCTAGATCAGGTGGACCATTAAATCCTTCATTGTATAACTTTTTGATTTGAGTTCTAGATCCTCTAGCGCCTAGAAACTTTGCCATACTAATGCCTGGGCCTAGTTTCAATTTGGACGTAATTTCTTTACCTGTGGGATCATATTTTGGATCAATCAATAACTTCATTTCTTCACCTTGAACCTTTTACTTCTATTATCTACAGGATTATTACCAAGCAATTCAACACCAAACCGTATCGTTCCATCTTTGTTCGCTGAACGACCAATATTCTTAGGTATTGTTTTGGAGAAATCTTTGTTTAATAACTCTTCACTTACCAGATAACTGGTAAACTTACCATTGTTTAAATTACTAGGTGATCTAATTTTAGATCTAATCTCGTGAATATCAGGATCAAAGTTGAACAACTCCTCATACTCATCAGACTTCATGATCTTCTCTTTCAGTTTAGGATCCACCTGTACGTTTCTAACACCATATGAACCAGTGGCTAACATAAGTTCAACAACAGCAGGATTAGGAAGAGGAGCCTTCGGAGGTACTGGAATGAACGGCATGATACCAGGTTTTGGTGGAACACCGACAGGAGGTGGTCCAGGCGTAGTACCTCCACCTTTGACTGCTGTTAATGCTGCACCTGCTCCTTTTGCATATCCAGCACCGGCTGCATAAATCGCATAATCACTATGCCATGCTTCGCTTGCTTTACCCACCAAACATCCATAGAAAGTTGCCAAGTTAGTTACACCACCCGGCAAACCACCGTATGTTGCTCCGTAATAATCAATAAGAGGACCACCAATGGTGCCTTTGTGCCCAATCATACTGATATGTCGTGCAGTAATGTTAGCAGTACCAGCAGCACTTGTCCACTCTGAAACCGCAGATGTCACCAAATTTGTTCCTGCGGTGACTTCTATTTTAGCCTCACTGCGAATATTGGTGTTGCCTTTTGCTAGTACATTATGGGTGTCTAACATAGTTTCCGAGTTAGGACCGATCACCATCGCTCCTCGTGACCCTCTGACAGTGTAGTTCTGATCACGATTGACTACTTTGGTGTGACGCCCTTTAATGTTCTCTATCTTGTCACCAGCCACCTCTAGATTATAATTGCCGTCTACATCTACATTGAAATCGCCCGCAACACGTAAGTTAACATCACCCTTGTAGATTAGATTGCCTTCACCTTCTACTATCACCGTTGCGTCACCGCCCGTGACTTGAACTGTCTGCTTCTGAGATGATATCAAAACACTACCGTCAGCACGAAGTTCCATACCAGCACCAGACCGATGCTTGATAAGAATGCGTTCACCTCCAGGAGTATCATCAATCTCAATGACATGACCGGACTCAGTTTCTTGTACTTGATTGAAAGGGTATACAGAAGGTTTTTGATCTGGCAATTCCAAATCTATGCCCAATTCACTACCACCTAATCCTAGATTATTTACTTTAGAACCTACAGCGGCTTTGTTAACACTAGATCCAAAAAAATAATCTCTCTTAGGATATTCTCCAGTAGGATCTACCATTCCATCTATAGTAACACCTTCGGTATCTTCTTGACCTTCATTTAGATATCGTTTTCTTCCCGAGAGGTCGTCAATCGTATTAGTCATTGTTTTTTCCAAATCTAGTTAATACATAATCAGGCACATCAAATCCAGGATCAACATTCTGACCGATTTCATCTACGTCACTATGCCCTACAATTTTAATGCCCGGATATACATTATAGAACGATCTACAGAAATGATCAAAGGTGTTTATTTGACTGCGTGTCAAAGATTGTGCGGATATAAAATTAGCAGCGTTAGGTGTTCCGGTTGGTGCATTGATACCACCAACAAAAACAAATGCTATTGTATTAATATCAAATCCTGGCGTATGTTCTCCATCTAAACTAACTGGGCGACCTCTTTGTAAAGAACCATCTCTACGACATACGTAATGATAACCAATACCAGCTAATCCAGCAGCGAGATGCCATCCATTAATTTCTTCTGAACCTATGTTCTTATTAGTATGAGTTTCAGTCCAATGAACAATCACCGTATCTACTTCTCGTTTAATAATTCCAATTTCAGCCTGAAGTTCTTCAACAGATGAGATATAAGGAAAGACAGGATTACCTTCACCATTATTCCAATATTGTTGATAGGTACCGATCTGATATGGATCCGGAAATATTACTGTGTCGGGTGGCAATTTTGTGGAGTTTGCTATTGTAGTATCAATAGATTTAATAAATCTTACTATTTCTGGATATGTTAAACCACTATTGTCTTGTAGGATTCTAATAGCAGCACTTTCATCAGCAGCATCGCCTTGTGATAATAGTATAACCTGTTCTACATTTTCATTAGAGATTTTTGGTGCAACTTCTTTAATCTTCTGTCGGATAGTTGTTAGTGTTTCAGTACTTAAACCTTGCACCATTCCAACTTGAGAACCTTTGGCAATTTTATTTGAAACCATTCCTTTGTATTCTACAACACTTGCGGCGTAATCATTCCTAGCAGATGTAGCATTCTGTGTTGCAGTTAATACTGTCGCACCGTCTTTGCCGCCTGACAATGTAGTCAAATCAGTCTTAGCACCCTCAAGATCTTGAACGATCTCATTAGCCTTTGTTATGCGCCCACTTATATCAGAAATCGCGTCACTGTCTACATATCTCATAGCCTGATTAAAGTTGTCTGAGTCCTTTTCGAACATAGATCCGACACCGCCAGCTACGCCGACAGTTGTGACTCCCGCTGAGGTTTCATCAGGAGAAACTACAAAGCCGCCCATCCCATCGGAGACTTCATTGGTAATATCAACCAAGGCAGGATTAATAGACGTAATTGTTCTATTTAAGTTCGCGGTACTAGCTAACGCAGAACCCACGGTGCTTCTAATTTCATCTGTTACTGATTTTAACGCTGTTGTTGAAAGTTCACTGATCGACGTAGAAGTAAACGCACCAATCTTACCGGCAGCCAAATCTTTACCCGCAGACAACAAGCCCTCGGGCGACACGTCGGTAACAATATTTTGAAGTTCGCCTTTAAAGTTAGCCGCAAGATCGGCAGGATTTAAACTAGCACCCAAACCTGTGATAATAGATAGAAGTCCGCTGA